TACGATCCAATTGCAGCAGTGTTTGATCGTATATTACTTGGTCCAGGATTACATATGACACCTCAATTTATGCGATTATACTCAATTACACATATCATTAATTGTGCCGATGAAACAGCATGTCCTAATTGGACTAAAACATACCTTGGAGAAAATCATTACGAATGTTTAGATGCAATTGATTCAGAAAACGTAAATATAATAAATGATTTTTATTCTAAATTTGAAAAGATTATGGATTCTTATTTACGAGATCCAACCTGTTCAAATGTGTATGTCCATTGTCAAGCAGGTATGAACAGATCAGCTACTTTGGCAATTGCTTATGTTCATAAACGATTTGGTATACCAATGTTGAAACTTATTGAATCTACAGTTCGTCAAAGACCATGTATACTTTCAAATACTGCTTTCCAGAAACAATTACTAGAATTTGCGTCTCATAAGAATAAGTAAGAGATGTGGGCACAAGTTCAAAATTCAATAACATCAATAGACGATAACCCTATTGGTGCCTTAAACAGCGGTTTAGACGAAACTTTGGGTCCATCATTTGATTATTTACAAACCATCAAGTCTCCAAAAAGTAAAGGTGTATCTTCCGATGGATCCTTTGACCAAGTATATACCAATATTGGAGCAGTAAGAGATTATGTAGATAATTTAGTTACTGGACCAAAAGTAGGAAATCGTTTTTTTACAGAAACAGGAGGATACTGTAGAGCACCAGGAGGTAAAATTGTGAATCGTTGGACTTATACAAATAACAAGTTGGGAGGGGATGATGCAGCAGGAATATTAGGTACAAGTTTTCAGAATGCAGTTCAAGGTTCTGGATTCGACGGTATTATTCCAGGTATTGGTGGAGATGTAGCATCTATGAATCCTCTTAAAATTATTAATGGACTTGTTCTTGACGGTATTCCTAAATGTCAAGCATTTACTTGTCCTGTAACAGATGTGAACACAGGTGATGATATAGGAAACCAAACTCATTTTTTGACTCCGCAGTTAGAGACAAACTTAACTCCTTGTAGTTTAAGTGCAAATCAGTCGGAAGTAGAAGCAGATACTCCAGCAGGAACNGAAANGTTTGTNAATTATCAAAGAGACATCTATCCAGGACCTTTAAAGATGGACATGCCTCAGGATCCAATGGCATATGTCCTTTGGGGAGTTGCCATTGCCTGCGTTTTTGGATACTTAGCCATGAAATAAAGACTTACGAAGTTGAGTTTGTTGAAACATAATAGGTATGTCATCGGATGTATTCAAAGTAAAGAAATCAAGAGATTCGAATGGAGGAAAAAATAGGGAACAGATCGGAACCCTAGATTCCCTTCATGAACGATATGTTGAAGAACTTCAATATAAGTCATCTGAAGAAGCAATTACTTCGTTAGATGATCATATTCAACAAATAAAGATTGATTTGTCTGGATCATTTAATCCCTTTGATTTTAATGATGTTATGAAAGTTACACGGTTAAATAAAAAACTAGAAGAATTAGAAGATGAGCGTACACGTGCACTTGAAAAAAGCGATATTCAAGAATATTACCTTGATAGTGGGGATATTATGTTAGATTATTATGCTCCACAGAAGAAGCAGACAGTTTCCAAAGTAGGTGTGGGTGCTATTGCTCAAGGAACATTTGATAAATTGTTTTCGGTTACCGAAGCAGCTGTTGGACCTTCAAAGAAGAAGATGTTTGATGAGTATATGAACCGTCGTGGGTTATCAAATGGTTTGAATATTGCAGAGAACGCAGATAATATCAAGAAGATGTCCGAACATTGTGCAGACTGTAATATTCCTCGTGAAGAAATCACTTCCGAAGGTATTTTGGTATGTCCTAGATGCGGTTCAGAAGAGTATGCCTTGGTTGTCTCGGACTTTCCTAGTTTTCGTGATCCTCCAAAAGAGCGTAATAATTATGCNTATAAGAAACAGAATCACTTAAATGAAATTCTGAATCAGTTTCAGGCAAAGGAAAGCACGGAAATCCCTGATGATGTTATGAATGAAGTTATTTGTGAAATCAAGAAACGACGCATTGATAATATTGCTCTCTTAACTGAACAGAACATTCGTGAAATTCTCAAAAAGTTGGGAAGAAATAGATACTACGAACATGCAGCACATATTTTATCACGATTGAACGGAAATCCACCTCCAACTATCACACCAGAAATCGAAGATAAGATTCGTGCGATGTTTCAAGAAGTTCAAGCTCCGTATCTGTTATACTGTCCNGATGAACGCAGAAACTTTCTTTCGTATTCATACATTATTTATAAGTTCCTTGAACTCCTCGAGTTGGACGAATACAAGGTTCATTTTCCGTTGTTGAAATCACGAGATCGTCTTATCCAACATGATGCGATCTGGAAGAAGATTTGTGAATATCTTCAGTGGGAGTTTATACAAAGTATTTAAGTTTATTCAAGACACATAATATGAGAATCTGGTGAATACCAACCATTTTTTCCATTATGAATATCCATAATTGATTTGAAAGCGTATTCGTATTTTTTACCTACATTGAACATGTCGTATTTACTTACCGCACGTTCACGAATGTAGTTTCTATCAAACTTTCCGTTAACTGCTAATTGAACTCCAACTACATAATCTTGAAGTGTATGACAGAGAACACCTGTTTTAAAGTTTTCTACTGTTTCAGTTTGTGCTCCGTAGTCTGTTGTCATGACCGGTGTTCCGCAAAGCTGTGCTTCCACTGCTACTCCACAGAATGGTTCAGTGAATAAGGTAGGTGCTATCAATGCTTGTAATGAACCTAAATATTCTCCTCGGTCTGTTCCTGAAACGGGTGGTTTATAAACAATATTTGGATGTTTCAAAAAAGGTTCAGGATTTCCTTGTCCACATAAAATGAACTGAATATGAGGTAATCGAGATGCTACTTCCATAACAATATGACATCCTTTTCCGTCATAAATACGACCAAAGAATCCAACTGTGTTTAATTTTGGTGTCAACGAAAGTGGCCATTCACGAGAGTCAAAGTAGTTTGGAACAACAAACCAATAATTCTGTCCCCACTTCTTTTCATTTGCTAAACAGTTGTGCATCCAAGCATAACTTTCAAAAATACGGTAATTACGAGTGGCATCATTGTATCCAATACCACTTTCACAAACAACCATATCAAGACCATCCAAAGCACGGTCATGTGATACTCCAAATGGTAAACAAACTATATCAGTTTTCGTAGAGCGGTAATTTTCAATCAATTTAGGTCTTAAACGATTATTAAATTCTTGATAGAGCGGTGTAGACCAGTTTCCTAAATCACCAATAAAGGAACGATGGTCAGTTAAATGTTTAATAGTATCTTCACGCGATACTTCTGGATGTAACATCATGTAAGATGAAATTCTCAAAATATCCCATTCATCACGAGTTAATAATTGAACGTCTTTTGTTGCCTTTACAGTTGAACCTTCAACACCGTAATGATACACTTCAAAACCTCTAGACACCATCATCTCAGGAAAACGTAATACCTTGCCAGTGTACGCACAATGACTGAAATCGTTGTTGGTGATCGTATGAGGTAAAGCAAGAATATGAAGACGTATCGCCATTTACATAGTAATTGTTCTGGATACGTAAATGGAGGAGGGGATATCTTTTATTGTTAGAGTTCATAATGAAGAAAAAACACTTGATCAATGTATTCGTTCTTTGTTCGGTATTACAGTTCCTCACGAAATAATCATTATCTTACATCGTTGTACTGACCGAAGTGCAGAAGTTGCAAATACGTTAGCTTCAGAAAATCCACATATTCAAATTGTTTATTATAACCATGCGGTATCACGAGCAGGTTATGAAAATCTTGTAACAGATAAATATTCAGATCATAGTTTAGTATATTATTCTAAATGGTGTATTCAACACGCAAGATTTATATGGACATTTCGTTGGGATGCAGATTTCATAGCAAGTAATGAACTAATTAACTTTATAAATCGTAATTTATGGAATCAAAAAGGTATGAGTTTCCGTATATGTGCTAGAAACAAAACATCGGAAAATTGTGAATTGTATTTATCTTCTAGTTTGGAAACATATACCAAGTATCTTTTTTGGGAAGCACCTAAGTTTGCTGATAATAACATAGTAAATGAACTAGATAAATCAATTTATATAGATCATAATTCTGAATTATCAGATTTGAAACCTTATTGGAACGAAAAGCCATGGTTTTATACAGAAGAGTCAACAGAGGCAAAAAAGGTACGAGAAAGATATGAACGAGTAGTCAAAGACTTTGGTCCAGAAAAACCGGGAATGGCACGTGCGTCAAACGAAGAATGCCATAGTTTCTTTTACAGTCTCGTAGCTAAACGACCAGACTACATTCAATTTACGGAGTAAAATGGATTACGGTTAAGGGATATTGCAATATAATAACACAAAAATGAAGCCAAGATTCTCACCATCCGAAGTAGCATCTTTACTTAACCAAAATCCTTACAAAAGCAAGAATGAAACATTACTTAAAATTCTTACTTATCTTCCTCAGTTCAAAGACGTAGTTCTTGATGTAAAAAAGACATTTGGAGCAAAGACTGATCGTGAAGTTGTAAACTCTGCAACTCCTGCTTCTCTGAATGCGATGTATAAATCTGTCAATATGTCTGTTTCTGCTACGTCTGATTCACAAATGGAAAAAGCCATTGATACGTTCAAGAAGGAACACATCAAACAGGTAATTCAAGAAACTGTAGAAGGAAAACGCCCTCCTTCTTCTTCACCTATTGTTCGGGAAATGGTGAACAATATAAAAGAAGGTAAATCAACACTTGAAGAAGCGTGTTCTCATTCGGATGTTGTATCACATATTCAAGCAACACAAGAACATAAAGTTCTATCGAGTGAAATTCAGAAACGACGTGGTATTCAATTGGAAGACAAGGCAGAAAACAACTACGCACAAGAAACAGGCATTGAAGTGACAAACCGTAATTCAGTTATTCAATTTGAATGTCCAGAATATCGTATGTTTGGATACCTTGACGGTATGCAAGGTGATAAAGTAGTGGAAACAAAGAACCGAAAACGATTCTGGACAACTCCACCTGCTTATGATTTCATTCAACTCCGTTGTTACATGTTCATGAAAGGTAAAACAAATGGTGTTCTATTGGAAAACTTTCCTGGAAAACCTCCACGCACTACAGAAGTTGAATGGGATGATTTGAAATGGCAAGAAATTCATCAAGGACTCTGTCAAGTAGCAAATGAAATCAAAGAAATGACGGAAGAAGAAGCACGTTCTATTGCCTGGTCAATATATTCACAAACTATGTAAAATGGATTTGANTATATTTTTTTAATGAGAGAACATCAAGGAAATGAATAAACTATTACATACCATCTTTCTCGAAAACAAAGGAAATCTCTGGGANACATTTGAAGCAGAATGTCAGAAGTTTTATAACGAACCAGCACATTCATTTACCGAAATGAGAGTGCGAGACAATAAAAAGGTCAGAGGAGATATATTTGAAGAGTTCTGNGTAGTNTATCTNAAAAATNTTAAAGGATACGATGATGTTTGGTTATTACCCGATGTTCCAGAATCAATATTGACCGAATTAGGTATGAAACGACAAGATATGGGAATTGATATTGTAGCACGTCGTGGATCTCTGTATACTGCCGTTCAATGTAAATATAAGAAACAGGAAGTCAAAACTAAAATTGTTACTTGGAAAGCGTTATCCACATTCTATGCACTATGTATGCGAACAGGACCGTGGGAAAAGTATATTGTGATGACCAACTGTTCGTATGTGCGACATATGGGTAAAAAGTCTAAAAAGGATTTATCCATTTGTTTGAAGACGCTTCAAGGTATAACGAAAGAACAGTGGATCTCAATGTGCGGAACCGAAGGACATACTACAAAAGAAGAAGTGGTAAAACCAAAGACAGACGAAGAACTGAGAAAGGCGCGATTGAAATTCTTTACAAAGATATAATGAGTCAACACGCCCCCGCAAACTCAACTACAGGAGGAGCAACCGATCAAGTCATTGCTGCTTCAGTACCTACTAACTCTTCTTTACCTGCTGGTTCACCAGGACACAATGCACCAACTTCATCACAAGCAAGTGCAGCTGCTTCACTTCCTGCAGATTCACCAGGACTTCAACAAATGACAGATACAAGTTCTAAAGCAAGTTCAACAACCTCTACATCCAAAGTTGCTCCAACATTAACAGATTCTACAACTTCTTCAACTGCAGCAACTGCTAAACCACATAGTAAAATTGTAACCTTGTTTATTACTCTTTTTGGATTAGCATGGGTTGTTTTTGGTCTTGCTGCCTTTTTCATGTCCCTTGTTTGTTTCGGATTTTCAGGTTCTGTTTCTGAAAAGATATTTGGTGTATTAGCAGCTATTATAATGGGTCCTTTCTACTGGATCTACTACTTCTCTGACGCAGGATACTGTAAGAAGATGGCACCTACTCTTTTTTAATTAAAACGGACTGAAACAATTCTATAAAGTAGAACAACAAGTAAAATGTTGAGAATTGATGATATAACAAACCCACCACAAGTTGAAACGAAACACACATTTCCTCTGGACCCTTTTCAGAAATGTGCGATTTCCGCCATTCAAAATCGAGAAAACGTTCTCGTAACCGCTAAAACTGGATCAGGTAAAACATTGGTTGGTGAATACCAAATTGAATATTCACTAGAACGAGGAAAAAGAGTATTCTATACAACTCCTATCAAATCTCTTTCAAATCAGAAGTTTCATGATTTGAAACAGATGTATCCATCAGTAGGTATTATGACAGGTGATATTAAGTTTATGCCACAAGCAAGTGTGGTTATTATGACAACTGAAATATTGAGAAATTTATTATATAAAATTGGTTCATCTACACAACATTTAGGTTCAACAGCAGATTTATCATTAGACGATGTCGATGCTATCGTCTTCGACGAAGTTCATTACTTCAATGATCCACAACGAGGAAAGGTTTGGGAGGAGTGTTTGGTGCTCCTTCCTCCAGACATTCGCTTGGTTCTTCTGTCGGCTACTATAGACAGCCCAGCAGTCTTTGCTGAGTGGATCGGTGAAATGAAACAAGTTCCTATGCACCTTATTTCTACAGAGTATCGTGTTGTTCCATTGATTCATCGTGTTCAGGATAATATTGTTATGGACGAAAAGAATCGCTTTTACAAAGAAGTCTATAGTCATTACCTTCGTTATTTGAAGAAATTAGACGACCAATCTTTAAAGCATACCGAAGCGGTAAAAGCCCGTGGAGAAGATGATCCTGTAGTAGTTCGTGAAGCAAGACAATCAGGATTTCTTCATCATATGAACCAAACAATTGACGATCTAAATACGAAAGGTCTTCTTCCTGCGATGTTCTTCGTATTCTCTCGAAAGAACTGTGAGGCATATGCTTCAAAAGTAACTGCGAATCTCATAGATTCAAGTGATGGAGCAACCATTAAACATATTGTGAAGTTTCATTTATCACGATATGAAGATATTGAAAAACTTCCACAGTATCATACACTCTTCAATCTCCTTCAAAAAGGAGTTGCATTTCACCACAGCGGTCTTCTACCTGTTCTCAAAGAAATCGTAGAAATGTTGTTTGCGCGTGGATTTATCAAAGTTCTGTTTGCGACAGAAACATTTGCGGTTGGAATCAATATGCCAACGAAAACAGTTGTATTCACAAGTTACCGAAAGTTTGACGACGAAAAAGGTGATTTACGAATGCTACGAACGGACGAATACATTCAGATGGCAGGTAGAGCAGGTAGACGAGGAAAAGATACACAAGGTCTTGTTCTTTATCTTCCCGACCGTAAACCTGAATCTCTTGAAGATGTGGAGCGTATGATGACAGGTAAACAACAATCGTTATCCTCAAAGATGGAGTTTCACTACGATTTCTTGTTGAAATGTCTTCATCATGGAACTGAATGGAAATCGGTGGTAGAAAAGTCGTATTGGAACGAAGAACGATTACGAGAAATCCGTGATCTCGAAACTGAAATTAAAGAACTGAATAAACCGTTTGGGGATTTAGAAATAGAACATTATGCATTGCGTGAAAGTTATGAAATCAGAATTAAAAATACTCAGAACGCAGAACGTAAGTTAGCACAGAGTTTGTTGGATACATGGAAGAACAAACACATGGGACCAAAATGGGAAGCAGGATGGAAAAAGTTCAAGGAATACCGATTAGCACAAACAAAGGCAGATAATTTACAAGTAAAAGTTGATAGATTGAAAAAAGTAGAAGTTCCGTTTCTTGAAAATTTACAAAAGTTTGGATTTGTAGATGAAGACGGAAAAATAACAGAATTGGGAGTTCTAGCTTCGGAAATCAATGAAGGTCATCCTCTGATTATGTCCGTGCTCTTTCAAAAAGGAGTAAGTCTTTCAAGAAACGAGTTAATTGCTTTATTAAGTTGTTTCGTAGAAGGTGAAACCGACGAAGTTATATTCATACATTCTTTGCGGGTTCCTCAAACTTTACGTCAAGTAGTGAATGAAGTACATAAAATAGCAGGTGATATGTTCATTGAAGAAATTGTAAAAAGTGAAGCACAATACTGGAAAGTTCATAATTACTGGATTGAAATAGTATATCGTTGGATGCAAGGTGAAGAAATGAGTATACTGTGTGCTCAATACGAACTGTACGAAGGAAACTTTATGAAGGCAATATTGAAGGTAGCAAACATAGTTGATGAATGGGTTACAATGGCAACATATACAAAAAATCTGGAAATATTAGAAACATTACGAGAGTTCAGAACTGAGTTAGTTAGAGGTTTAGTTATTCCAGATTCACTTTATTTAAGATTATAAGATTTGAAAGTAACACACATATGTAACGGTCTAGGAAATTCACTTCTACTAAACTTTTTCCATGTTATATCGAGGAATGTCTTTTTTAATTCGTGTTCCATATCTTTCCATAAATGTCCACCCTCTGTATCTATCCACGCACCTATGCTATCAATATTTTTCCAATGGTACTCTTTATTAGGCATTCCTTCATGTATTAATTTTAATGATTGGCCTATGGTAAAGTTTTCGCTAATATAAGTTACGCTCTCTCCAACAGAACTCTCACTGTAATAAAACCTGTCATAGATTTCGTGGATATAGATCTGTTTATCGTAAGGATAATCGTCGTTATTAAATTGAATACTTGCAATCAACATCTTATTACTGTCTTATAAATATGTGTTCTTACTGATTCGTTTTTATAGAGAATACTAATCGTTTCTTCCATCCTGCTTGTTGCATGTCCAAGAAGTAGTTGACAATTACAGGCGTTCCTTCTGGAAGATCGTTCTTACAACTAATCAAACGACCCCAAGATTCTACCCAAATACGCGTAGACGAAACCACCATACCTGGAACATCTACAGGTTTAGAATTGAGAATATCTAAGAACCGTAAATCGCGTTGATGATTTTTCGCATACTTTTGAAGACGATTACAGTCATCTTTT